CAATGTTCTCCATAATATGCTTTGTTCCATTATTTATCTTCCTTTGCATTTCTACTGGATCTGCCAGTATTTTTGCAGATAGTTCATAATTTTGTATAAACTGTGTATATCTATTTAATTCTCTTTGTGCTTCTTGGCTTTTTAATGATAGTTCTTGCATTTGCTGACTTTGTAGCTCAAAATCAGCTTGAATTGACTTAATTGTTTCTTCTTGAGTTGATATAGCACCTTCTAATGCTAAATTGTTTGCCTGTAATGTTTGATTTTGTTGATATAAGTAGTATGTGGTAAAACCTAAAAATAAAATGACACCAAAAAACACTTGTTGCATTATTCGTCCTCTATTATGTAATTTAGTCCTGAAGCACTTCTATATTCTATTAGTCTATCATTTGAGTCACGAAATTTCAGATGTTTTTCTTTTTGTATAAGAATTTTTTTTGATATATAGGTTTTATCATCTGAATCACCATATTCTTTATTAAAAGATACTGTAATTTTGTAGCGTTTTCTAAAAAAACTAATAATCCAGTCAATTAACTTGTTTAATTCCATGTGTACACCTGTAACTTGTCTTTTTTACCTTTAGCTTCTATAGGTTCTAATGGTATTAGATCAAATTCTAATGCATTTGCTGTAATTTCACCAATAAGTAGATCAACACCTGCATTTTTTGTACCTGATTCAAGCCTTGCAGCTACATTAACAGCATCACCAATGGCTGTATAATCAAATCGTGTATTACTGCCCATATTACCAACAGTTGCATACCCAGTATTAATGCCTATACCAATTTGCACTGGTTTTATGCCTTCTGCTTTTAGTTCTTCATTCAAAACTTTCATATTATTTTGTATTTCCAAAGCACAAAGCAAAGCTTTATATTCATGCTTTTCTAAATCAATTGGTGCATTAAAAATTGCCATCATGGCATCACCTATATACTTATCAACCATACCTTCATACTTTTGAACTGCCGTTTGTTGTGCAGTAAGACACTTATTCATTATATATGTGACTTGTTCTGGCTCTAAAGTTTCTGATAATGATGTAAAACCACGCACATCTGTAAATAGATAAGTACAATAACGCTTTTCACCACCTAATTTAAGTAACTCAGGACTATTTTGTAGTTTTTTTACTTGTCTTGGATCTAAATAATGCTCAAATTGTTTCTTTATTTGTTGTC